CAGTGATGATAAAAAGTCATTCCAGTATGTCGGTGTTCCTTATAATTTAAACTTTACTCTCAGTATTATGACTAAATACGCAGAAGATGGTACACAAATACTAGAACAAATTATTCCATTTTTTAAACCAGAATGGACTTACACAGTCAAACTTATAGATAATATTGATCCAATAGATATTCCAATAGTTTTAAATTCGGTAAGCATGGACGATCTTTACGAAACGGATTTTGAAACAAGAAGAAGTCTCTTATGGACTTTGACATTTACTATGAAGGCTTGGTATTTTGGACCTCAAAGAGAATCAAGTGTCATTAAATTTATTGATGTTAGAACACATACTAAAGTGACTGCTGATGCTGAACCAGAAATGCAGTTTACAATACAACCGGGCTTGACTGCGAATGGTCAACCAACTACATCAGTTGATGAAACTGTTGATTACGAACTTATCAATGTAGATGATGATTGGGGACTTATAACTATATTTAGAGATGAAATAGAGGAACCGTAATGGGTGATGATAAAATTGCTAGTGCTCTCGGATTAAAACCATTATCCGAGGCTTTAGATAAACATGAAGAAACTTCAACTGAAATTGCGATTCAGGAACCTGCAGATATCGTCCCTGCGGTAGTTGAAGATAGTGAAACAATTCGTGATATAGAACAGGCTAGAGGTAATATTAAAAATATCATTGAGCAAGGTGATGATGCTCTGAAAGAAATGATGTCTCTTGCCAAACAGTCGGAATCTCCGAGAGCATTTGAAGTTGCTTCAACATTAATGAAAACACTTCTCGATGCAAATAAAGACTTTGTTGAAATGTCCATGAAGAAAAAGTATGCAGTGGATGAAGTCAATGCACCAAAAGAAGCTGCTCAGACAAATGTCGTAAACAATAATTTGATACTCAGCACGAGTGATCTATTAAAAATGCTTAAAGGTGAATAATGTTAGAAACAGGCTACTTAGGTAATCCACTACTTAAAAGATCTGGTACTCCAATTGAATGGACTCCAGAGATGCTTAAGGAGTATATGAAATGCGCAGAAGATCCGATCTATTTTGCTGAACGATATATTAAAATTGTTCACGTTGATCATGGTTTCATTCCTATTCAATTATATGATTACCAAAAAGATATTATTAACGCAATTACAGATAATAGACGAGTTGTAGCTAATACGTCGAGACAGGCAGGTAAAACAACTACCGCTATGGCTGTTATTTTACATTACATTCTATTTAATGAATACAAGACTGTTGCTCTTCTTGCAAACAAGGCAGCATCAGCACTTGAAATTCTTAACCGCATTCAGATGGCTTTCGAAGCATTGCCAGGTTGGTTACAACAGGGTGTTGTCACGTGGAACAAGGGTTCTATGGAGCTTGAAAATGGTTGTAAAGTTATTGCAGCTGCTTCATCATCGAGTTCTATTCGTGGTAAATCTATCGCATTCCTATACATCGACGAAACCGCGTTCTTGAACAATTGGGAAGAATTCTTTGCATCTGTTTACCCTACAATTTCGTCTGGTAAAGAGACAAAAATTCTACTAACATCGACTCCTAACTCATTGAATCACTTCTGGAAAATATGTAAAGAAGCACAAGAAGAAGTTGATGAAAAAGGTCGTGGAAAGAATGGTTATATTTACATCGAAGTCACGTGGGATAAAGTACCAGGTCGAGATGAAGCTTGGAAAGAAGATACACTTGCGTCAATCAGCTGGAATATGGAGCAATTCCAACAAGAATTTTGTGGGTCATTTATTGGTAGTTCTAGTACTCTTATCTCGGGAAGTAAATTAAAAGAACTTTCATTCTCTACTCCGATACACGAAGGTGAAGGTATTCGTCAATATAAGACTGCTGTAAAAGGTCATGCATACGCGATGGTAATTGACGTATCAAGAGGCAAGGGTCTTGATTATTCAACGTTCTCTGTTCTTGACATTACTACAATGCCATATGAGCAAGTATGTGCCTTTAGAGACAACTACATTGGCCCTGTAGATTACGCCAGTATTATTTACAGAATAGCAAAATTATATAATGAAGCTTCTGTATTGATAGAAATCAATGACATCGGCGGACAAGTCGCTGATGTTCTTTACTTTGACTATGGATACGAAAATATGCTATTTACTGAAACCGCTGGAAGATCAGGAAAGCGAATTTCTGGTGGCTTTGGTAAAAATGTTGACCGAGGTATCAGAACAACAAAAACTGTAAAATCAATTGGTTGTTCTATATTAAAATTGTTAGTAGAACAAAATCAATTAATGATCAATGACTTTGAAACGATACAAGAATTAGCAAGATTTGCCCGCAGAGGACCTTCGTATGAGGCAGAATCTGGAGCACACGATGACATGGTTATGACATTGGTACTTTTTGCTTGGTTGACTGATCAGACATTCTTTAAAGATATGACAGACATAAATACACTTGCAAAACTGAGAGAAAGAACAGAAGAAGAAATAGATGATTTTCTACTTCCTTTTGGTTTTTATGATGATGGTAGAGATGAAATCGATCAACCGGTTTATATCAATCCTAACAACTGGTAATCAAAACATCAAAGATTATAAATAGGATTGAGATTTGAATTAAGAACAATCTTATTTTATAACAAAGGAGAAAAATATGGTTTTTTCTGTAAGCCCATCCGTAACAATTCGTGAGGTTGATGCTACAGCAACAATTCCAGCGATCGCAACTCCTCCTGCTGCAATCGCTGGTGTTTTCCGCTGGGGTCCAGTCAACGAAAGAATTTTAGTTACTTCTGAAAACGAGCTAGTTTCTCGTTTCGGAAAACCAACTGACGATAATTATGAAACATTCTTTACTGCTGCTGACTTTCTTTCATACTCAAATGCGCTTTATGTAACTCGTGTTACAAGCACTTCTGCAAATACCGCAGGTGGTACATATTTCAATGCAAAATATCCAGGCGCACTTGGAAATTCAGTTGAAGTTTCATATGTTACAAGCTCAAACGCGTATAGCGAAGCATTGACAAATGAAAATCTTATCCTAAACACAGGTAACAATGATATAATAGCGATTGGTACAAATCAATTTGTAATTGAAACAACTGATAACTTCGAAAGTTCTCTAGCTAATGGCGATATCATTAGAGTAGGAAATGACGATATCGGTTATCAAAATTTAATAGTTGATAATTATGTTAAGGTTACAACAGTAGATGATAATGATACTGCTAACACTGCCGATGATTTTAACGTATACACTTATACAATTAATTTTAAAAATAAGTATTCACTATCAGAAACTTCATATAAAGAGCTAACATATACTCGTTTCTGGGGTCTTTCATACCTATTCAGCGGTGCACCAACCGCTGGTAATATGCACATAGTTGTAACAGATAGAGGTGGTGCTATTACGGGCGTTTCAGATACAGTGCTTGAAGTATATGAGAATGTTTCCAGAACACCATCGGCAAAACTGCAAGATGGAAGTAATAACTATTATGCAACCGTTATTGAAAACAGATCAGACTGGATTGTAGTAGATGATATTCAATCATTAGACAATGAATCTAATGATTTTGGATACGAAAGACTTGCAGGTGGCCTGGACGGTTCCAGTGAATCTTCTATTCCGTTTGGAAGAGTTGCATTAGGATATGATCTATATAAAGATGCTGCAGAAATAGATATAGCGTTTATTCTACAAGGTAAAGCAACATCAGCCAACCTTCCAAACTATATAGTTCAAAATATAGCAGAAAATAGAAAAGATTGCGTTGCGTTTATTTCACCGCCTTTCAGTGAAGTTGTTACACCATCTAACCCACAAGTAAAGATGAATAATGTAATTGATTTTAGAAATCTAGTTCAAAATTCTTCTTATTTCTTCATGGACTCTGGTTATAAGTATCGTTACGACAAATACAATGACGCTTATCGTTGGGTTCCACTTAATGGTGACATGGCAGGTCTTTGCTCAAGAATTGAACCATATGAATCACCAGCTGGATACAAGCGTGGTGTTATCAAAAATGTAGTCAAACTTGCTTTTAATCCAAATAAAGAGCAAAGAGATCAACTTTACGGAAGTGATATTAACCCAGTCATTTCACAGGTAGGTCAAGGTGTTCTACTATTTGGCGACAAGACAGGTCTTGGAACCGCGACCGGCAGCGCCTTTACTCGTATCAATGTCCGTAGACTTTTCATCACTGTTGAAAAGGCTGTGGCAACAATCGCTGCTTCATTCCTATTCGACTTCAATGACGAGTTTACTCAGACACAGTTCAGAAACTCAGTAGAGCCATTCTTGCGTGATATACAAGGCAGAAGAGGTATTATTGACTTTAGAGTAATTTCTGACGCAACAGTAAATACGCCTGATGTTATTGATAGAAATATCTTTAGAGGTAATATTTTCATCAAACCTAGTAGAACCATTAACTTCATCGAACTTACATTTATTGCTACTAGAACAGGTGTTGAATTTGATGAAATTATCGGCCAGGCTCTTTAATAAATAAAGACATAACAAGGAGTTTCAAAAATGGCATTCAGTATTAATGAATTTAAATCACAACTAGTAGGAGGGGGCGCACGCAGCGCCCTCTTCCAAGTACAAATTACAAACCCAATTCTTGGTGTTGCAGATTTTAAAGTACCTTTTATGGTAAAAACTGCTGCTATACCAGAATCTTCAACTGGTGTTATACCAGTTCCATATTTTGGAAGAATAATTAAATATGGTGGTGATAGAACATTCGGAGCGTGGCCAGTTACTATTATCAATGATGAAGACTTTGCAGTTCGCAATGCAATGGAAGCTTGGTCAAATGCTATCAACTCACATATTACTAACTTTAGATCTTCACCGTTTGATTATAAAGCTCAGGCTCAAGTCACTCAGTATGGTAAAGATGGTAGTGTATTAAGAGAATATACATTTGAAGGCTTGTTCCCAATTTCAATTTCAACTATTGATCTTTCATGGCAAGCGCAAGACCAAATTGAAGAATTTGGCGTAACATTTGAATATGATCTTTGGAGAATATCCGGCGGGGTTACTGGTAATTCTACCACGTAATTTATTAGAAGGAATATAATATGAAGTTGTTTGGATTCGAGATCAAGCGATCTGAGGATGAATTAAAGAATCAACCGGTGTCTTTTGCAGAACCGTTGAATGATGACGGAGCTTTAACCGTAGGAGGTGCCGTTGGTGGCTCCTACGGCATGCTTTTGGATTTGGAAGGTACTGCAAAATCAGAAGCTGAACTTGTCACTCGTTATAGAGCTTTAACTGTAAACCCTGAAATACAACAAGCAGTTGATGAAATTGTGAATGAAGCTATTAGCGTTGATTCACATGACAAAGTTGTTAACATAATACTTGATGAAACAGGACTTTCTGATAAAGTCAAGGAGAGAATAAGTGAAGAATTTCAAAATATTTTAGGTTTATTAGATTTTTCCAATATTGCATACGAAATATTTCAAAAATTCTATGTGGATGGGAGATTAAATTATCACGTCATTATAGACGAGAAAAATTTAAAAGAAGGTATCAAAGAACTTAGATATCTTGACCCGAGAAAGATTCGACTTATTCGTGAAATGCAAAATGAACAAATCAAGGATCAAGCCAATAATGCTCTGGTAAAGAAAATTAAGAAAGAATACTATATGTATTCTGAGACTGGTTTTGGTGCCAATAAGGTATCAAACTATTCATCATCAATACAAGGTTTAAAGATTGCAAAGGACTCTATCATTAGAGTAACATCTGGTCTATTGAATGAAAATAACTCAGTTGTTCTTTCTCACTTGCATAAATCTATCAAGTCTCTCAACCAGTTAAGAATATTGGAAGACGCTACTATCATTTATACAATGACAAGAGCACCTGAACGCAGAATATTCTATGTTGACGTTGGTAACTTGCCAAAGGCAAAGGCTGAGCAATATCTTCATGATATGATGGCCCGTCACAAGAACAGAGTGACATATGATCCATCATCCGGTGAAATCAAAGACGATCGTAAAATGATGACAATGACCGAAGATTATTGGTTCCCTAGAAGGGAAGGTAATAATGCTACTGAGGTGACTACACTCAATGCAGGTCAAGGTTTAGGTGAAGATCGCAATTTGCCATACTTCCAATCTAAACTATATAAATCTCTTAATGTTCCTGTTGCTCGACTTCAACCAGAAACTATGTATTCGTTCGGTCGAATGTCAGAAGTGACTCGTGAAGAATTAAAATTTGCTAAGTTCATCAAGAGATTGCGCACAAGATTTTCAATTCTATTCGATAGATGTCTTGAGAGACAATTGGTTCTCAAAGGTGTAATCACACCAGATGAGTGGAAAGAAATTCAAAATAAAATCCGTTATGACTTCATGAAAGATAACTATTTCGAAGAGTTAAAAGAAGCCGAAATACTTCGTGAAAAACTTGAAACGCTTCGCCAGATTGAAGAGCAAATTGGTAAGTACTTCTCTCGTGAATGGGTTGTTAAACATGTTCTTTATATGCCAGAAGATGAATGGAAAGACATGCAGAAACAAATTGATAAGGAAGCAAAAGAAGAACCTCCTATCGATGATACACCCCAAGTAGATCAAGACCCTCAACAAACAGATCCTCGGTCTGGGCAAGAACAGCCAACAGAAGAAGGTTTGACTATTATAAATAGAAAAAAAATAACTAATTTTTCAAAAAGGGCTCAAAAATGAAAACTTTCAGTAGAATCTTATCAGAAGTTGCTCAACCAAATTCAGAAGATGAACTAAACTTCAAAGAAAAGCATGTAATAGATCCTATTGATCATACTGTAGCACCAGAAAGCACCTTTTCTGGCGCAGTTGACAAAGACGATGTTGATGGCATGAAAAGATATCGTAAAAATAAGCGTCTTGCAGATTATCAAAGACCAGATGATGAAGCTGTTTATGAGGGTATTGATTTAAAAAGAGACATCCCAGGTCAGGAAGATGACGACGTTGATAACGACGGCGATAAAGATATGACTGATGCTCAATACAAGTATCGCAAGCACGCTCAGATTAAAATGCATAAAATTGACGAAGCTAAGTTATCACCAGAAAAGCAAGAAAGACTTGATACTCTTATTTCAAATGTAATGATGACTACTGCTCCTGATTATTACGGTAATGATACTCCGCAAAAATATTTAAAAGCAATCGAAAAAGAATTTGGCGCAACAATTGCTAAACAAGTAGATGATGGTTCATATAAAATACACTGGGGTAGAGATAACCACAGCAGCGGTATGGACAAACTAGCAAGCAGACAATGGTCTAGCAATTTTAAAGGTGGCCCTAGAGTCACTGCAGCGGGTAAAATGAATAAGCAAGATGTTGGTGCTCTTAAGACAAGAATAAAAAATGATAAAAAATTCGGAGGACTTTTAAAGTCCGTGAAATTACCAGAAGAAGTTAAACTTGACGAAGCAGTCTATGTCATTCCAGAAGAAATTCTTGCAACTGAAAAGAACGCTTTCCATACCGCTGCTGCAAATGCGCATGCTGCAGGTAAAAAGCACTTTGCGTTTGCTGGAAAGAAATATCCAGTAACAATGTCAAAAGGCGCAGCTAAGACATT